AATGTAGGTAATTTTTCAAGTTATGTCGGTTCTCTTTGGTATCCTACTTCATCCGGTTCTAAAAATACTTGGATTGACGGCTCTAATCAATACGGATATATTATTGCAACCACCCGGGATATAGCTCACCCTGACGTATTCGGTTATACGGTTCGCAGCGGAGACCTTGATAATTTTTTTGATTATTTCCATCCGTCAAATCTTCCGCCAATATATGCGCCAGGCGGAACCGCAGTGGCTCCGACACCTCCCCCGGCTACAACACAGCCCCCGCAACCTACCTCAAACCCTTCGACAGGCACAGGAGAGACCCAAACCGGAACAACTCAGCCGGGAACAAACCCCACCGGAGGAGCTCAGGGCGGAAACGGAGGAGGAGGAGGAAACGGCGGTCTCGGAGGTCATGGCGGAGTCGGCGGCGAAGTCAACGTGTACATCGACAACAATAATAACAATCAGAACCTCATCACAAACGATATCGACATAACCAATGACTTTGACGCGTCCAATAACATTGAACTGGCAGGCACAGGCAAGGGAAACGAGACCGAGACAACGGCGTTCCAGTTGCCTACATATCCGCCGGACTATCAGCCGCCCACATATCCGCCGCCTGTGACATATCCTCTCCCGGTAGGCTTTCAGCCGCCGAATGTGCCTATTTCCGATACTTTAACGGATTTTCAGACGAGTTCATATAACTTCCTGTCATTCATTTCATATACAATGAGCTTTTTGCCCCCTATTTTTAATCAGCTGTTACTGTTTTCTTTCTCCGGCGTTGTTCTTGTCATTGTGGCAAAATTCATTCGGGGAGGGTAAAATATGGCTGCTTGGCTGCCCGTTGTTCTTGAAGTCTTAATCGAACTTTTAAAAGATGTTGTTATCCAGGGAATTATAAAATTTATCTTTTGGGTATTTGAAAAACTTCCATGGTTAAAAGCTTTGATAGAGTTTTTTTCCGGTGAGCAATTGACACTCCCGGACGGCGGCGGAGAAACAGCCGCGCTTCCCGCTTCGCCTGTTAACGACGCCGCAACGAGCATCGGCGATGCGTTCAGGTTCATTTTCAGCGGCTGTCAAGAGCTGCTTCAGACCGCCGGGAAATGGCTTGTCAACCTTTTTTCGCCCGATTCGATTGAAGGCATTTTCGCGCCTGAACTTTGGTATACAGTCTTGGGCATTGTCTTTGTAATTACAATCGGCAAGCTCATGTATTCGCTAAAAGGAGGGTGAAATTTATGTTTGACCCTTATCAAACGATGCTGTATATCATTAACGTTGTCTACGGTTTGCTTCAGACAACAATTGTTATAGGACCGTTTCAGTTAACCTTTTATTCGATAATAGTGACGTTCGGTTTGTGTTCTGTCGGCGGTTGGTTTATCAAAAAATTCACGGAATAGGAGGGCTTTTATTGCAGGAAACCTTTTTCTTTTTTCTCAGTATTTACATGATAACGCTGTTAATTTCGGCAGGCATCGCGGTTATAAAGTTCATCGTTGACACAACGCGCTGGCACGTAACCGAACGCCGTCACCGCATATTCGTTTCGGCTAAAACTTTTGCGGAGGAGGTGAACGACGATGCCGACGAAACTGCTGACCCTGATTCTGACGCTTTCGCTGCTGTTTCTTTTACCGTCTATGGCAATGGCGGAGGAGCTGCCGCCGGAAACGCTCACGGCTCTGATTCAGACGGAGGAACTGCCGACAGTTCCGGAGACAGCCGAGGAGAAACCGGAAGCGGAAGACGTTCCGGAAGCGGAACCGCCGCCGATGAACGACGAAGCGCCGGAGAATCCGCCGGGAGAACCGTTCCCGCTGAACCGGGACAACATAATACACCAACTTTTTCAGTCTTTGGGAATCAATCTTGACTACGTGCCTTCCGACCCTTACGAGTGTTTTCTTATGGCATTGCAGTTTTTGGCGGCTGTCTGGTTCATCGCGTGGCTTGTTAAAATGATGTACACCGCAATGATTCATTTACTGAGGGGTGGCGGCTGATGTTCAGTATAATATCGCTTCTTTTGAAACAGTTACGGCTGTTCCCGGGCTTTCTGATGTACATAATTTATGACTGGTGCATATATATTTGGTTCAACCTCTACAGGCTATTTTACGGTTGGGGAATTCACTTATACACCGGAAAATTCGGACAGGGAAAAACAAGCCTGATGACGATTAAGGCATACCGTCTTTGTAAAAAGTTCCCTCAGCTTCACGTAGTTACAAATATCCGGCTCAAAAATTTCCCCGCGCATACAAAAATACTGCCGCTTCGGACTGCGAAAGATATCCTGAACGCGCCTAAAAATACGCTTGTTTTAATTGACGAAATCGGCACGCTTTTTAATTCCCGAGACTTCTCATCGGGTAAAGAGAGCGTCCCGAAACCCGTCTTTCAGCACCTTTGCCAGTGCCGTAAAAGACACATGATGATACTTGCGACCGTGCAGAGATTCAATCTGCTGGACAAGCAGATACGTGATATTACCGCGACCGTAACGACGTGTAACAGTTACTTCAAGCATCCGTTCAGCCGTATGATTACGGGTCGCGTGTACGACATAGACGAGTACGAAGCGTACACAACCAATAAAATGTACGTACCTAGAATCCTGCGCACGGAAGCGGCTGTACAAACGGATTTCTACAGAAGCATATACGATACAACACAGCTTATTCAGGGGCTTATCAAGTCGGATTACATTTCCGACGAAGAAATCCTGCGCAATCAGGGTGCGGACAGTGTATTCGGCGACGGTTCCAAGGAGTCCAGAAAGGCATATAAGAAGTCGGTGAAACGCCGTGTCTGATGTGCGTGATGCGGGTGGGGAAGCCCCGAAGGGGCTCCCGACCGCATCAGACAATTGACAGTTGACAATGGACAATGAATGTGTCGGCTGCGCCGATAAATTAAGTATAGTAACGATGAATCCCATATCAATATTTTAGCATAAACGAGCAATTCTGTCAATCGGATTGCCGGTTTTTTTGACCCGGGGGCAGGCTTGTAACACGCCCCACGAAACTTTTTTTCCGATGTTGAATTTTCGGCTGTTTTGCCCGTTTTTTGCTGTTTTTCTCCGCTTTTCAGCTATTTCAGTTTTGTCAGAATTTTGAAGATTCCGACAAAGATTTAGGAGGTGATTTTTTGAATTTATGGACAGAAAAACATTAAAAACTACGCGGATATTTGAAGAGCGTAAAGAGGACGAAACATTTTGCGCGGAATGGTTTGCTTTCAAACAAAAGAAATTCATATCCCATATAGACACGCTGTATTTTATGGTAAAGCCGAAATGTGAAAACTGGCGCGATGACGAACGTAAAAAGAAACTGTTCAGCGTTCTTCAGGAGTGTGATGCTGCCGCACGCGAAACGGGAAAGCCTGTGCCTGTATTCGGCGATATATACGCAGGACTTGAGGTCGAACCGTTCATGGGAATAAAAATGTACTCATATAACTTCGCGCTTGTTGACAGCTTTAACGTCTTTTTGTGCGAGCATCCGCCTACAGACAAAACAACGCCCATATTCATTCAGATTCGCTCACAGTCGCTTTGGCTTGACGGTCTGCGTAAATCCTTCGATAAGGCTTGCGACTGTATAGAGCGCGTTTTGAAGCATTTCGGGCTTGAAACTGAGGAGCTTACCGAAAACCGCATAGACTATGCGTTCCATACAAATTACATACAGGATATGATGCATTATTTCCCGGAAGATAAGCTCAAAGAAATGCAGGTCTCTAATTTCGAGCGCTGGCATAAAGAAGGCTGTTTCTATGAGGACATGTCCGACTGCGACTATTTCACACTCGGCAGGAGGAAGTCAAACAACGTTTTTTTCCGTGTGTACAACAAAACAAAAGAGGTTATCGAACTGGGTTACAAGCAGTTTTTCATTGCGATATGGCTGAAAGAAGGGCTCATATCGAAGTTCGATGAGTTTGTGCTCTCGAATGCGTTTGTTAAAGGCGAATATTTTTCAAAGGACAAGGCGCGCTGTGAGTTTTACTGCCAATACGGCGAAGATTACGGTATAAAACGGGAAATCGCCGCGAAACTGAACGACCCGGAAACGCCTTTGGGCTGGTTTACAAAACGCGCAAAAGGTCTTGTGCCCGATATTACGCTGGTGTGCAACGTAGAATTTCAGACGAAACGGAAATTTTACGACCGTCTTGGAAAAAGCATTCCGTGTTTATCCGAAGAACCGACGTTCCGGCGCAGGATGTACAGCATATTCGAGCAGATGCATGCGTTCGTCCAGTTCCTGACGCACGACACAATCAGATTCCTGAAATACAAAGGAAAATACGCCGAAGTGCCGCGGATTAAGCGTCCCAATGCGGACTGGTGGGACAGACTCCGGGCAACAAAGCCGCTGGAGTATTCCGACGAGTGGATTGTAGACTACTTCCGCAGCTATCAAATCAGTCTCGACGCGGAGCGGATGAAGCTGCTGACCGTCAGCAAAGTTGCGCGTAATTCCGTTTATGACAGTTCTGCCGATATAATGAAAGTTTGCGGCAAAGAAGATGTAGGCGACGATTTGACCGCCTTTCTGAGCGGTCTTAACGACAACGACATAAAGAAGTATGCGGAGTTTAGACTTGCCGCCGCCAGGGATTTAGAGCGGAAACGCGGGAAAATGGGTGTTGAATACGAATGCGGCAAAGAGAACTGACCCTGTTGTCCAAGTATTTTTACGGCAGAAAAATCCGCTACGAAAGCGCGATCCGCAGATATCAGCACAGCATACGTTACCGCGAGTTCGACGACGTCGACTGCCTCGAACTCACCGAAGCCCGCCACCGTCTCGATGAACTCGAAGAGATTCGCCGGGACATTATGACGGTACTGAAAATATTTGAGGAGGAATAAACGATATGAAATGGTGTAAATATTGTAAACGGTTTGATACATTTTGCGATTCGGAGTCCGGCGACTGCGCCGACTGCCTGGACGATGAATACTGCGCGGATGATGACGCTGAATATTGGGAGTTTTTGAAAATTTTTGATATCGATGAAGATTTAGCCGAAATTGAAGCTTTTTTGGGCAATACCCCCGTGCCGTTCTGAAGCAGCCCCGCAAACCCTCCGGATATAAGGCAGATTCCGAGACCGGGCAAAAACAAAGCAGACCCCGAAACGCTCAGAAAATACGCGGAATTTATGTTCCCGAAAGCGTTTAAAAACACGCAGCAAAACACTCAGCCAAAAAAATAAAAACTTTACATGGCGCATTTTAAAAGCCGCTCTGAAACAGCCGCGAAAACGGGAGAAAACAGAAGAAAAACGCTTAAAACAGTCCTTTCCGGGCTGTTTTAAGTTTTCCACAAAACTTTTCCAGTTGCGCCAAATTACCATTATTTACAATGCGGCACAACAGTCGAGAGAATACGGCAACAGAACCCGCCGAAAAACTATCTTTGGTGCTCCCCCCGAGGTAAAACCGCCACGTTAAAGCCCCTTTTGCGCGGTATAATCGGAATTTCGACGGGGGCAAACTACGTTTGATTTACTATCTCCGTATGCCCCCCGTCGGCAAAATTCCGATACCGCGCAAAAGTCCGCGGTGTCATAGGGGAGTGTCTGTAAATAGTTTGTAAAGTTTTGGCTTAAAAATAATTAAATCAAGTGAGTGGAGGAGGTACGACGACAATCGCTTGATTTAATTATTTTGCCAAAGGTTTACAAAGTATTTATAGATACCCCTTGACACGCGGATGCCTAGGACTGTGTCCCGGCGAACGCAGTGAGCCTACTGATTCGTGCGAGCGAAAGCGAGCCTACAGCAAAACGGCAGGGCAGGGGAGAGCCGCGCACGGTTCACTGCCGCGCGCTGGCTTTTTCAGCTTTGGAACACATCAGACCGTCAAAATGAACAAAAGCAAAAATGCTCCAAAAACGGCAAAAATAGCACAAAAACGCCGTTTTTTCCGGGACGGTTGCAATTAACCGGGCGCACCTTCAGCTTCATCGGGAGCGGAGGGCTTTTAACGTTCCAGCAGCGCAGACAGATTTTCCGTCATTTTGACATAACGGATTTTATGAACTGGACGAGAACAGCAATTATAGCCAGAACGGCAATCACTTTCAAGGCTATTTTCAAAATTTCCCATAACCAAACCAAAACCACGGATAAGCCCAGAAATAAAGAGATTATTAAGGGTATGGCAATCATTACGGCAAGTATTATAAGTATGATTTTCAGAAATGTGTTCATTTTTCATTCTCCAACAGCTTCTCTAATTTTTGGGCGGTTAACGTTACCCGGATTTTTTTTTCTGCCGCGTTTTTCTTCGCGGTAATCATCCCGGATGTGCTGGAAGTTGTATTCGCTGGGTCCCCCTTTTGTTCCATAAATCCAATTCATATCGACTTCATAGAAGTCCACCAGTATTCCCAATGTTTCTACACTTGGTTCTAATACTCCTGTTTCATATCTCGCTATTAAACTTTGAGATATTCCAGTTTCCTTTTGTACGTCTCTTTGTGTGAATCCGGTTTTTTCTCTGGCTTTTTTTAATTTACTCGCAAAAGCTTCCTTGTACATGAAAATGCACTCCTTTTGATACGATTTTAGCATATTGCACAATAAAATTTATGCGAATTTGGTATATTTGCGAATACCAATTTAGTATCAAATATGTTATAATAGCATCATACCACAAAATGCCAAAAGATACAAGGGAGGCTGAGCAGATTGACGTTACTGTATTTCGTAAAAGTTTTGTAAATAAGGAGCTGAAAGCAATGATTGAATTCTTGTTAACAGGCATGGCGAAAATTCTGTTGCTTTTGATATACGGTTTGTCAATGTTATATATCACTCTGTCAATATATTACGACACTAAATAAAGGTCATAACCCAACACTAGCATGCAAGTGTTGGGCTGATATATAAAAAATACGGTAGGCGCATAACCGACAGCGCGGAGGAAAAGAAAATGGCTCAAGTATTTATTACGGGCGCAAAGATAAGTAATTGGAAGGACAAGGACACAAGGCAGACACAGTCAGGCTTAACCCTTTACTATGTCAACAAGAATATTGACACACACGGTTTAATGACCGAAAAGATATTTTTTTCTTCTGATAAGCCTATGTATAATAAGCTGCTGACGAATTCCAGCGGTGCGCTTGATTTCCTAATAAACAGATATGCACGTGTTGAACGCGGAAGCAAGGGTTTTGTCGAAGACTTTGAACTGGGCGAAAAAATCGCTGTCACCCCCGATTTCGGACTCTGATATTTTACATAAAGAGTAAAGAGGGAAGGAGGGGCAGTTATGTTATTAAATTTGGTAACGATGTCCGGCGGTACGTCAAGTACGCCGCAAAGCATAACAGACGGCATAACAGCGGTCATTGAGATTTTCGGAAAGGCTTCGACAATGATTATGGAAAATCCGATAGCCATGGTTTTCATCGGTATCGCGCTTGTGGGCGGCGGTGTCGGACTTTTCGGACGAGTCCGCAGAGGCGGTTGAATATTTACCGGCATAGCATAGGGACTGTGCCGCTAATGCGGTTAGTTTCCAACACTAACCCAACAGTTATCCGGTATTAACCTTGTAAGTTTTTCGGATGTTGGGTAAGTGTCGGATTGCTAGCCGCTTAGTTTTTAGGAGGTGACCCCATGAAGATAAAGACATTTTTTACGGAGCATAAAAAAGCCCTCACGGTTGCGGGGATGACGGTTTTCATACTGGTAAGTATTTTTCTTTTCGCTTGGCGGCTGAAATCGCTTCGGGAAGACGACGAAAACAAGGTCTATACTCCGCATCCCGGATACGGCGAACTGCTACCGGAGGAAACGGAATCTATGAACGGTGACGGGTCGGGAAGCGGCGGCACGTCGTTCGGCGGCAGAGGACACGACGATGTTTCGCTGCTTCCCGAATTTCATCCGTACCCGAATCCGCCGAATTTGTTAAAACCTTCCTTCTATTTTACTTTTGCGGACGGCGGCGGCAACCCTGTTACTTTTGATAATTTTCTAAAGATTTCAAATCTTCAATATCCTACTTACCGCCCTTGCGGATATATTTTAGTCGAAAGAAAATATTCCACTACGTTTATTTATCAGTTGGTTACTTTTTGGGTTGATGAAAAAGACTTGCCCCCAATAACTATGGGTTTACTGGCATCCGGTGACTCGAGTTTGCCAAACAAAATGAATATATTTTCACTCGGAGCTTTCGGGCTTATACCTAATGTCAGATTTACTGTTACCACTCTTACAGAATCGTTTATGATAGACAAACCCGGCACAGGCAATAATGTCGGAGTTTTTAAGCTTTCCTCCGGTGCTTCATTTTTATCGTTG